GAAATAAAGCAGTAACTTTGCCAGAGCAAACCCCTAAAAGTTAAGAGCAATGGAAACGACAAAAGTAACAATGAAAATGATTGAGGTTAGAACGGAAAGTTACAGATGGACGCACGGAAGAATGCCACGAGGAAAAGGTCAGTGGGGCTTCGCCATCGGTAACAGGAAAGAGGCAGAGGAAAACCCAGATAAGGTATTCTGGTCGAAACCGTTCACCCTCTACACTGAAGCAGTGAAGGAGGCCAAGAAAGAGGCCCAGAAGAAAGGAGTGATTACCATCTACGTTTTACCCTAAAGTATAAGAGCAATGAAATCGGAATTAGTAGTAGAGAAGTTCGCTGATATGATTATCGAGCGGATGCAACAAATGAAAGAGTCGAAATGGGAGAAAGGTTGGATAGGAACCACCTTCGGAGAAATGCCCATGAACGTTCGAGGTAGGGAGTACAACGGAACGAACTCGTTCCTGCTTTTCCTCCTTGCATCTATGAAGGACTGGAAGTACCCAGTTTATGCCACCTTCCACCAGATAAAGGAACTCGGTGGAAGCATAAAGAAAGGTGCAGAGTCATTCCCTGTCCTGTACTGGGAGCTAATCTATAAGACCCCAGACGGTAAGAAGGTGACGGATCTTGACTCGCTGACCAAGGAGGAAAGGAAAGCCTGCACCTACTATCCTATAATGAGGTCGTACAATGTTTTCAACATCGACCAGACTAACCTCGAAGAGGTGGCTCCCAAGGTGATAGCGAAGCTGAAGGCCAAGTTCAAGATTGGAGAACCGCCAAAGGACACGTTCGGAATGTATGAGAACGCTGAGATAGATGATATGCTCAATGGTCAGAAGTGGGTATGTCCAATCATTTATCAGAAGCCGTCCAACGATGCCTTCTACCGTCCAAGCAAGGATGAGATAGTCGTACCTATGAAGACCCAGTTCTATGACAGCAAGGATGATGAAACCAAGTATCTGAGTGGTATGAGGTTCTATGATGTCCTGCTGCATGAGATGGCTCATTCCACTGGCCACGAAAGCAGACTGAACAGAGGTAAGAACAATCCCTTTGGCTCCAAGGAGTATGCGAAGGAGGAACTGGTAGCTGAACTTTCCGCAGCTCTCATAGGCCAGGTGCTCGGCTTCGACCCGAAGATAATGGATAATAATGCCTGCTATCTGGACTCTTGGATAAAGAGCTTGAAGAAGGAGCCAAAGTTTATCGTCTCTGTCCTGGCAGATGTCAACAAGGCCGTGCAGATGATTCTCGAAGTGGTAAGTAAGGAAAAGGTTGAACTCGTAAAGATGGCATGATATGAAGTACAAAGTTAAGATAATAGAAACCCTCTCTCGCATTGTCGAGGTCGAGGCAGAGGATAAGGATGATGCTTGGAACAAGGTGCAAGCACAGTGGGAGGCATCAGAGATAGTCTTGGATGACGGAGATTTTGACGGACACGAAATCTATGTTCAAGGAGAGGTCAAGGATGATGACGAAAACCGATAAGGCTATAGGACTGTTCAAGGATGGCAAGTTGCGGGATGCGCTTGCCATCTTCCGCACCTTCAAGATTGGTTTCACGAAGGAAGAGAAGAGGACGCTCCAGATAGCCAGTGAAACATTGAACGGATGCGGATTGTTCTACCGGCAACTCGGCATTGACACAGCCCTTGAAGTTCAAAAGTCAATAACCGTTATCAAGCGGAAGTATCTGAAAGTCTTATAGTTAAACTTAGTTATGGCAATGAGAAATAAAAGTTCAATCGTTTTGATATTCAGAAATTATTGGCTAACTTTGCCAGTGCAATAATGCAAGAACCCTAAAAAGAAGTAGAGCAATGAAATCGAACATTCAACTGACAAGCGAAGTAGTAGCACTTCAGAAATTTAATAATTCGGAGAAGAACGTAAGCGACCGTATAGCACTCCGTGCAGCTTTATTTGCCGTAGTGTCTGAATGCGAGGGAGTAGCGTACGAAGGTGAATACCATGAACTAACAGATGAAAACAAGCAGTATCTGTGTGATGAATTGATACCCCAAATTATTCCTCTGGTTGGTGAACTTGAACGTTATCCTTTTTCAGTAGGTGGAAGTGGTAGTCTTGGTTACACCGTTCTGTCCGATAGTTACTGCCCCTGCAAGTTCGTGAAATTCTAATGTACTGGCATAAGTATAACCAACAAAAGATAAGAGCAATGAAAGATAGAAGTCAAAAGGCGAAGTTCGCAAACAGAATGGCAAGATTCGACCGCAGCACCCAACAGGTGGTAGTCGAGTTCAAGGACGGAAGCAGCATGGTAGTTGAGAAGAAAGATGGCGAGTACATCTTCTGTAACGAGCAGAAGTGCATCACAGGCTTTGACAACATCATGCAAGCCGTTGAGAAAATGATTGATGAGAAGTTAGTATCAGACATCTACATTGACAGTTTATAACCTAAAGTATAAGAGCAATGAAATTAGTCGAAATCAAATTCAGAAAGAATGGTAGTAGTTATGTGAAGCGTGGTGCTTACATCTACTCGGTGAAGAAGAATGGTGAGTTGTATGCGCATCCCACTTGGTACGAAGCCCTGTATGGCGAGAACACCCAAGAAGATGTTCTGGCACGTCTACAGAGGTTGAATCCTAAGAGAAGATATGAATTGAAGAAGTAACACTAAATGGCAAGAGCAATGAAATTGATTACGAAAGAAGTAGAGAAACGGTTGCAGAATTATCCGCTCTACAGCCAAGATGGCAAGAAGAAGGATGCAGTCTGCGTAGTGAAGTTTTTTATGTGCGGAGTCAACTGGACTTGGTACATACTCGAAGCGGATCTTGAAAGTAAGATAGCCTTCGGCATCACCATCAACTCTTCAGGTGAAGGTGAGTATGGCTATACCAGTCTTGAAGAATTACAGACCGTCAAGAACGCTTGGGGCTTGGGAGTCGAAAGAGACATAGCCTTTGAGCCGAAGAAGCTCTCTGACATCGACGATAACTACTTGAAGAAGTTCTTGGAAAGGCTATATGACGAAAAGGAGGATGAGGCATGAAAAGCAGATTCGGATATTGCGGCAACTGTAAGTCGAAGGATTCTTCCGATTGCCACAGATGCTACAGGGGAAGCCACTATGAACCAACAGAAGATAAGGAAGAGTAGCTATGAGTAAGGACGCTGGAGCAATGTTTACCCCTGCCTATCTCTACAACAAGGATGGTAAGCAGATTGGAGTAACTACATACACGAATGAGGCGATAGCCTATGCTATGGCCAACCATGCCAGTATTGAAAGCGCAGAAACCTTCGACCCTATGTTTGGCAAGGTCACTGTGGAGAGGAAAAGTTTCTCTACATCAGCACTTGATAAGGTCAAGGATAAGAGAAAGTACGGCGAGCACCTGCTGTTTTGGGTAGGCAAGCCGTTAGTAGTAAACAAGTAATATCAGAAGCTATGACAATCGAACAGTTAAAGACCAAGACCCTCGAAATGATTGAGGAAGGTCAGAAGAGAATCATCAATGACATAGACCGCGCCATCGCGTCAGGCTCTATGGATATAGAAGGAGCTGAGGACGGCTACGGCCTCCCTCGCATCCTCTACACAGCCCTGTTGGAGAATGAAAAAATGAGGTGGCAGTGCGAAGCTGACATCTGGAAGAAGGAAGTTGAGAACATCGTAACAATGTTATAGTATGGCACACGAATCGAACATCAGAATAGAGTTGAGCCCCCTGCAGAAGCAGTACTACGACTTGAAAGCGAAGCATCCAGACGCAATTTTTCTGTTCCGTACTGGTGACTTCTATGTGACGTATGAGGAAGATGCAGCCGTATGCGCCAAGATACTCGGAATAACCCTCTCTGTCCGTGAAGGCAGAAAGGAAGCGGCCTTTCCTCACCATGCCCTTGACACCTACCTACCGAAGCTCATTCGTGCAGGAAAGAGAATCGCCATCTGTGACCAGTTGGAAGACCCGAAGCTCACGAAGAGACCCGTGAAGCGTAGCATCACTGAACTTGTTACTCCAATGAGTGAATCCATTTAAGGTGGTACGCTGGGATTCGAGTTCCCAGCACTCACGACGTCAGCCGAGTAATCGGCAAAGAGAGTTATCCGTATTTTCGTTAGCCATTTCCCTTGAAGCGGCTCTCTCTATAATCAAAAGGCACTTGAAAGTGAAACAGGAAGCCATCCTTCAGGCGGGTAGAATTGCCCTGCAATCCGTCGAGCCCACGAAGAGACGTAAACAAATGCGTGGAGGCTTTTAGAACTGTGCCAGATCAGTCCGAAGGTGCCACGCGAAAAGGTTTTGGCAGGCAAGGAAAAGCTCGTAACCCTTCGAAGCCGCTCAGGGAAGTAAAGGCAGCGGGGCGCAAGTAACGGCCTACTGAGTAACATTGGGCGATAAAGGAAAGCGCACAAAGGAAATATGGAGTGGCAAGTGGAAAGGAATCACCTCTGCCAGCTCCATTTCCATTAACAGTTAAATAGTACAGATATGGCATACGTTGTGAATATTAGCGGAAAAGAAACAGCTGAAGGTAGTAAGCTTTTGAGCCAGCATCCAAAGAAAGTAATTAAAGACCCGTGTAAGAAGTGTTGGGCTAAAGGTTTGTGTGATGATGATGATTGCGGACGAAAGTTATACCCCCTTTTTGTGAACGAAACATATTAACCGCCAGCCAAAGCAAAAGGAAACATAGTCAAAAAGGCGTTTTCCGAGGCCACCAGCGAATTTTCGCCCTCCAGCCTTATAACTTACACACCAGCAGAAAAATATCGTCTTAAAACGGCTAAAACGAAGTTCTTCAATTATGGCGATAGTACGAAATAGAGAATTACAGATAATTTTAGTTAAAAGTATTTGTTATTCAAATAATTCTCACTATCTTTGTGGCCGTAATTACAAAAGTCTTATAAGATGGGCGATATTTCTAAGCAAATTGATTTCACTGAAGATGCCAGTAAGGTAATCGAGAAACTGAAGAAAAAATCTGTTGTAGTGCCAAGTTGGGATAAGCTGGTTTTTGACTATGACCCGACCAAACACCACATTGTTAATGATGTCTTGACCCTGAAAGACAAGAAACGGAGTGATGGCACCTATGAAAAATCTGCCAGAATCCATATTGGCCTCGAACAGCTGTTGTCAAGGCGTGTAGCAGAATTTACCTTCGCCATTCCTGTGAAGCGCGTGTACTCGAATATAAATGACGAGAAAGGTAAGCCAAATGACACACGTCAAGCCATCGCAAAGGCTATGGAGGCCATCTATAAGAACGCCCGCATCGACGCTGTAAACTTGAAGAGAGGCCTTGCTTTCTATGCCTCCTGCGAGATATTCACCATGTGGTATACCGTCCGTAAAGACAATAATCTCTATGGTGAGCCTTGCGAACACAAATTGAAGTGTAAGACATATTCACCTATGTATGGCGATGCACTTTATCCGCTCATTGATGAAATGGGTGATATGTTGGCAATGTCATTTGAATATAAGCGTACCGTTGAGGATAGAGAAGTAACATACTTCGAGACCTACACAGAGAATCGACATTACATCTGGATGCAGAACCTTGACAACGGAGCCTGGGAACAAGTTCTTTTTGAAGAGAACGAAGAAGGTGAGGAAATCAGCGGAACGGAAATCGTCATTGAGAAGATTCCCGGTGTTTATGCTCACAGGGATGCGCCTGTTTATTATGGCTTGACAAATCTGAGGGAAGAGATAGAATACACCCTTTCCAGAAACTCGAACGTAATAGCTTACAATGCAGCTCCAGTACTGAAAATATCTGGTGGCATCAAAGGCAATGAGGATAAGGGCGAAAGTCGACGAATTGTCCGTGTCGAGAATGGTGGTGATGTTGCTTATGTGTCTTGGCAGCAGGCTATTGAGGCCCTGAAATATCATGTTGATACCATGCTCAAACTCTATTGGATGCA